GCCAATCAGAGGGAACGTGTGAAGCGATCTCCGCTTTTATCTCCTTTTTAATATCTGCTAAGCGATTTGGATTGCCAGACGAAGAAAGAGAATGGAATTTAAGTGGTAAACATTCAAGCGAACTTTTAAACCCTATAAAAACTTGTCCGATGTGTTTTGGAACTTTCTATAAGAAAGATGTCAAAAAAAATCTATGCCCGTATTGCGGATCTGAATTAACTAGTGAAAATGCTGGCAATTCAGGAAAAGCATACGAAATAAAAAAAGACGCTAAGCTTGCGAAAGTTAATCGTAATCGCTTAGCAGATATTAAAAAGGAGATAAAAGCGGAGATNGCTTCACACGTTCCCTCTGATTGGCACGATGCAAAAAGTCAAGCGCAATTAGAGGAATACGCAAAAATACACGGCTATAAACATGGCTGGGCGTATTTCAAAGCTAGATCGATGCACTTATTATGATTTTACCTAAGAACGAAGTAAACCCGCACATCGTTGATGAACCTCATAATTTTATGATTTGGGGCAAACCAATGAGCGGAAAAAGTTATTTAGCCGGATTGTTTCCAGCGCCATTATTTTTAAACACCGACAGCAATGCCAAGGCTAATAAATATCCGTTTATTTCTTTAAAAAACGAATACGGAAAAGATGGAAAAATCACGAAGGATATTACCGACCAGTTAGACGAGATTATCACGGCTCTTACGACTGAAAAACACGACTATCAAACAGTGATTGTCGATGTTATCGATGACGTGGTTGCTTTGATTGAAGAAGCTGTCTGTAACGAATCCGGTGTTAAAGCCTTGTCCGATATTCCTTACGGGAAAGGTTACGCAACCGAAAAGACTGCTTTACAGCGTTTTGTTACCAGGCTTAGAACAATGCCGTTAAACGTTATTTATGTCAGCCGTGAAATTACGATGACCGATGCCGATGGCAGCAATCCAGTACCACAACCGTCATTACCGGAAAAATGGCAGAACATCGTTAACGGCAATTCCGATTTAGTTATCAGAACCAGAAAAATCGGTGAAAGATATTTACAACAAGTAACCGAACAAAGAAAGCATTACAAACAATCTCGTATCGAAAGCGAGCGAGTTCTAAAAATTCTTAAATATATTGATTACAACTTTGCAAAAGAGGAGAAATAAAAATGAGTTTACAAGACATTATGAAAGACCTAGAAAGCTTTGATCCAGCAAAGGATAAAGTCCAAACATTTTCAGGATTGCCAACTGGCAACTATAAAGTGGCATTAGAAAGCGTAGCTTATCAGATTCCTAATACCGATCAGAATTTCAACCCTTACAACAAAATTGTCTTTGAAGTCTTAGATGGTGATTATGCAGGCCGAAAAGAAAATATGCAATTAGGCTTCGAAGAAAAAACACCAAGCGGCAAACCGGTACCAGACTTCGCACTTGATAAAAACGCCAGAACCTTAATCAAGCTTTATTACGTTTTGGGAATCAAATTCACATTAGAAGCATCCGAGTTCGTTGACGGCAATAAGATAGTTGACCAATTAACACCAGCAGTCGGAACAAAATTATTGCTTAATTTGAATGTTCGTCCGAATAAGAAAAATCCAGATTATCCATATCGTAATTACGACTTCGACAAAATCGAAGAATCAGAACCAGCAGCCAAAGAGACGAAAGAAGAATCACCTATAAAAGACACAACTAAAGACGATGTCGACAATGACGATTTACCGTTCTAAAGAAGAATACGCACAAAGGTACGCAAAAGCTGGTATGTATGTCTTGCCGGTGGCTAATAAGCACCCGATCATTAAATTCGCAGATCAGCCGGCTTTAACCGAAAGTCAGATACACGATATTTGGGAACAACACCCGAATGCCGATATTGCCGTTAGAACAGTTGATTTCTTCGTAGTTGATATTGATAAACACCAGGATAATAACGGTTTTAAATCCTTAAAAGAGTTTAATCATAACGATTATTTTGCCGATACCTTGACCCAGAAAACTGCTCATGGTGGTGCACAGATGTTTTATATGAAGCCTAAAGGCGTAGAAGTCGAACAGAATATCGGTTGGCTAAAGGGCGTTGATGTTAAAGCACACATTAACAATTATGTTGTGATTGCGCCGTCAGATGGTTATCAATTCGTTAACCACCATAAAATCGTAGAAGCTTCTAAAGAATTATTGAAAGCTATCAAGCCGGTTAACAGCCAGTACGATATTCCAGAATCGGTAAGAAACAAGTATCACATTACCGAAAAAAGCAAAACGGCCGAATTATTCGAAAGAATTGCTTTTGGTCTCGGTGGTTCGGGTATGAGAAACAACAACCTAACAGAATTGATCGGTGGTTTGTTGTTTCGAGGAGTTGATCCCGATGCAGTTTTACAACTTTGCCGATTGACTAACCAGAACTCGCCGCAGCCCTTAGAAGAAAGCGAATTTAATAAAACCTATACATCGATGCTAAAAAAAGAAATGAGGAGAAGAAATGACACCGGAACAACTTAACGAGCAATTTAAAGAGTTCTTAGCTACTAAAAAAGATGTTACGCCGTCTCCGATTCCTGGTTTGGTCATGTATAAGGACGGAAGAATTAAGGCTAGTTCGTTGGTTAATATCGAAAAGCTGTTAGAACATGATTTCAAAGATTCAATTAAATTCAATGATTTCACCCAGGATATTCAAAACACAGCCTTAATTCGATTGGATAGTTACACCTTTTATATTGGAAAACTGGACGATGACTTTCTAAATCAATTAAGAAGCTATTTCGATAGTCATTATGGTGTGTTGTTCGCTTCAGATTTGATCTTTACGGCCATTAGCAATGTCGCACACCGAAACAAGTTCAATCCGGTTGAAAATTATTTTAATGAAGCTTATAGACTTTGGGATCATCATGATCGCTTCTCAACTTTATTTCATGATTTTCTTGGTGTTGATAAATCTAAATTAGTCACTGAAATAACAAAAATGTGGATGACGGCAGCTATAGCAAAAACATTTGAAGACGAGTTCCAATTTGATTATGTTCTTGATTTTATCGGTGACCAAGGTGTTGGCAAAACTACATTTCTTAAACGGCTTGGATTCGGTTATACAACTGATAAAGTTATGGATTTTATTAGTAAAGATTACTATTCGATGATGATTAAAAGCTTAATTCTAAACGATGACGAGATGAAGGCGACTAAAAAAGCAAGCTTCGAAGAATTAAAATCTTTTGTCACAATGACCGATTTGGAATTTAGACCGCCTTACGGCAGAACAGTTAATGTTTATCCTAAACATTTCGTTATTGCACGAACAACAAACGAAAAAACGTATTTAAAAGATAAAACTGGTGATCGGCGTTTTATCCCATTACACACTCATGCTGATCAAGCTAAGTTCCATCCTTCTGAAATAACAGTAGATACAACAGAATACATTAAGCAAACTTGGGGACAAGCGATGGACAATTATCAAAAATATACTGAAGGCTTATATGAATTTAAACTTGATTCTGATTTGGAAGAAGAATTAGAAAGATTACGCAAAACCGTTATGTATATAGACGAAACCGAAGAACAATTAGACGAAGCGCTTGAAAGAAGCAAGTCTAATTTTATTACTACTCAAGATATTGCTAGGAATATGGGCGAATTTGATTTATTGAAAAATGATCGTTTAGCAAAAAAGATCAAGTATTACATGGATAACAAAGAAAATTGGATCTATAAACGTAAAAAAATAGACGGAGTAATAAAACGCGGTTATCAACGTGTCAACGGTGTCAACCTAGGAACGTTGATATAACGGCATTCTTAAATTCCGGTGTCACCCGGTGTCACTTAGCTAAACCCTTGTGGCAGTAGGCTTTATCTCCTATACCTATAGGTACCACCTACTTATAAAAGAAAGAAGTAAGTATAGGTATATAGGGTAAAGGTTAGAAAACCGGTGTCACCTGTCAATATTAATTAAAATTATTGTCATAAGCATTGGAAGAGTAAGGAGAATAAAGGTGACACCAAAAATATCACCGAAAAACATTATGAAAAAAGATTTATGTGAACCTGAAATACAAGAAATATTTAAAAATAACCCAAAAATGATTATTTATATTGAAAAACAGCCTTTTTCATTTCCAGAATTATTGCTCAATGATAAGAAGGTTATTAATCAAGCAATTAAAGATGGATGCAAAATGTATCACTTCAATGAAAATAATTGCATACCAGCAAAAAATATAAATCAAGCATGTAAATTTATCGCTTTAAGAATATGGGATGCTTGGCCAATTGACAAAGAAACAGTTATCCAGAAAGCAAATGTGTTTCCGGTATGAGTGAACATTCAATACAAGACGCCGTTCGAGTGGCGTTATCAAAATATGGTTATTTTGTAGTAAGAACAGCAGCGGGAAATGTCGAAATGGCAAGAGGCGGTTATTTTAATCCAGGTATGCCAAACGGTTGGCCAGATCTAACCGGCATTAATCTTATTGATAATACGATTTTCTTTATTGAAATGAAAACGCCTATTGGTCGTCCAAGACCTGATCAAATGCAGTTTCATAAATTTTTAAAAAAACACGGTATTTGTCACGGTATCGCTAGAAGTCCGGAAGACGCTATAAAAATTGTTCAAGGGCAATTATGTGGTTATGGATTCGAGAAATACGATAGGGAGGAAAAATGACACGACCAATTATTGTTAAGCAAACTCCAATGGTGCCAGGAGACGAAGAAAACCTAGTAGAAATTGGCGAAGTTGTTGATGACAAAGCAATTATTAATATGAAAGGATAAATATGTATAAGCAAAGTAGTTTGTTCCCTGGCATCGATGAAAAATCAACTGCTCAAAAGGTTTACGAATTTCTTGAAAATACTTATCAACGCCAGAAGGACA